GCCGTAACAGCCATCGCGTCTCCTCCTTACGTCGGCACTGCGGTGGTATCGACTTCGACGCCCACCACGAGCGCGTCATCAATACGCACGAAGTCAAATTGCTCTTCGAGGAAAATCTGCGCCGCATAGCTGAGGTCGGTACGCTCATCCATGCGTTGCTTGTTGACGCCCGGATTGTCGCCCTTGCCAATGCCCATCTTGGCGTAGGCAATATTGGTGCGGATATTCCCCGTACTCACCGGGAGGAGGGTCGACGGCTTCCACATAAAGCCCATGAACATGGCCAGCGGCTTGCCTTCCATGAGGGCTTGCCCGGCCATGAAGTCCGAGCTGATCCAGACTTCGCCGGTGGTGGTATTGTCGGCAAACAGGTACAGGATGTCGTCCGGGTCGTACACCATGACATACGGCCCGAAGGTGGAGCGGTCGGAGTTGGTGGCGCGGTCTAGCTTGGCGCGCGCCTGGGTAATCTTGCGCCGTGTGAGGCCGGTGGTGGCATGGACAATGGTTTGCCCCACCGGCAGCGGCACGCTGATCACCGTTTCTTCCCCTTCGAGGGCACTCCCGGTCGCCGCGGCAATGAGGCGGCGGTCATGCTCGCGGTTCAAAGCTGCCGCCCCGGCAATGGCGTATTCACTGCGCGGGTCGTGGATTTGTTGAATCTTTTCGAGGTTATCAACCAACTTGCCAAAGCGCCAGGGACGGGGGAAGACCCAGCGCCGCGTGTGGTCGCCTTCGACGTTGGGCGTCGGGGCGAAGCGCGACGTGGGCGTGACGCCTTCCATGGCGGCGAGGCGGTCAAAGCCGATGCGTTCGGCGTTGCGGGATTCAGCCCGGTACAGGCCCATCAGCGTGGAGTCGGATTGTTGGGCGAGGTGGTGGACATTCTGCGCGTAGGCGCGCACCTTCCATTCCGGCAATTCGAGAGCCATCGCTCATCCTCCAAGGCGGAGGCATAAGCCATAGCGCGGCATTTCCGATACACTTCGATGCCGCTTGACCGTCTCGTGGTCTGTGTCGGCTGGTCTGTTCCCAGCAGCCACCAGGATCACACAGGATTGCCCTGGAGGGGTCTCCAAGGATACACGGAACCTTACCCATACGCCAGCGGCCCGTAGCGCTCGACCGCCGCGTGGAGCTGGTCACTGGTCATCTTCCCGGCGCGGTGGTCGGCATAGGCCGCATCCAAGCGCTCGCGGGCGCTCGCCTGACTCATGATGCCGCCGCCTTCGCCGATCACATAGGGCGCGTGCCCGGTCAGTTCCGCCAGTTGCGCCATCATCTCGATAATGCCCACATGGTTCCCGGCCATGACCGGCTTGCCATCCCCGCCCGTGACCGTCAACGTTTCGAGGTCGTGCCGCAGGTCGTCCGAGCCCTGGCGCCGCAGATACTCTTGCGCCATGGCCAGCTTGATGTCCCACTGGCTGCCCCACTTGGCGCGCCCGGCCTGCTCCCCGGCCTGCGCCGCCTCCTGCGTGTGCTGGGCGTCCTCGGCCTGCTGGCTGGCATAGTACTGCGCCTCCCAGTCCAGTAACGCCTGGACCTGATGCGGGGCGAGATCGAGCTGATGCGCCACGGCGAGAAAACTCTGCTGGCGGGCGGGCTGAAACTCGGCGCCCTCGGGTAACGCCTGGGGCCGTTGCAGCTGGTAGCCATCCGGCGTCTCCGGCACGCCCAGGTACTGCCGCCAGGCGCTGCGCTGCTCGTCGGTGGCGTCGGCGCCCGGGCGCTGCGGCGCCCGCTCGCCCATGCGTCGCTCGAGTTCACGATACGACCGCGCCAGATTATCGACGGTCTTAAAGCGCTCCCAGCCCTTGTCCGCCCGGACCTCCTCCGAGAGACTGGTGCGCCAATCGCCGTCCGTGGTGGGGGAGGCGGGCCCCTCACTCGAGCCTGGATCACCGGGCAGGGAGGTTGATCCCACGGAAGTAGGGGTGCTCAAAGTCTGCGGGCTGCTCACCTCCGCCATAGTGTGCTTCTGCCTCCTGAATCTTCTGGACGATATAGAGCAGCAAATCCTGCTCACCAAGGCCACGGAGATCCACGCGCCGCATCAGAAAGGCCCGATACAGGAGTTGATCGAAAATGACCGTGCCATGGGGCGCACGCACAAACGCCCGCCACGCCTCCTGCTGCTGCTCTTCGCTATAGCTCGGTCGCGGCCCAAAGCGTAACCCAAAGATCTCCATTACGCCTCCGCTGGCGTCCCCGTGCCGCCAAACTCCTGCAAGGCACTGAGCGCTGGGGCCGCCTTCCCGGCCGCCTCGGCCATCTGCCCCATCTGCTGCAGCTGCGCCTGCTGCGCTTGGCTCTGCTGGCGCTGCGCCCGCAGCGCGTCCACCATCTTCTTGTCCCGGAGCAACGTGGGCGGCGCGCCTAAGACGGCGCCGGTGCGCCGCAGGGCATCATCGAGATCGAGGTTATCGTAAATCTCCAGCGTCCCGGTCGCCGCGCTGATCTGTTGCGCCAGGAGCAAGGTGCCCTGAATGCCTTCGAGTTCCTCGCCGCGTTGCGCCCGGGCGAGTGGGCCTTCATAGTTCACTTCGATGCGGTTCATCCCCTGCATGGCCGCCTGCGCCACCTCCTCCGGGATGTCCGGGAGTTCTCCCGCCTGCAAGAGAATCTGAAACACAATGTCCAGAAACGGATTCAGAAACTCGTTGAGCAAGCGCATGAACGCCGCGCCCATCAGGCGTTGCATGAGGGCCACGCGCTGCGAGACTTCGTAGGCCGTCATGTGGCCCGGGTCGGTGGGCGGCGGGAGCATCATCAACTGGTCGATAAAAAACACGTTCTTAATGCGCTGGCGCCGCTCCTCCATGCCGAGCTTGATGACATCGGGCTGCCAGGCCGTGAGCATGGGGGCAATCTGGCTGCCGCGCGTCAGCGGATTAATCGCCCCGGGCAGGAGCGACACGCGCCCGACCGCACTATCGTCATCCGTCCAGTAGGGGGGGTTAATGGCCCGCGCCAGTTGCATCAGCACGTCCTGGTCCATCGCATTGAGCGTCAGCGTATCAGGCAAAGCCAGATGTCCCGGCCCAAAGCCCCAGGGGCTCCAGGTTTTGAGCTTCGACCAGCGCGGGTAGAGATACGGAAACCACTGATAGCCGCTTTCCTGCACACAGGAACGGTGCTGCACATCTATGTAGCAGGCACTATAGCGCCAGTCGGCTGGCAGGCGCGAGGCCCCGTAGCGCCGCCGAGGGTAGACGGCGTGCAGGTAGGGGGCCGGCACATGCCGACTCTCACCCTGTTCGAGCTGCGCCTTGACCGTGTCGTGCAGCGCCTCATAGCCGAACCACTGTTCCGCCTGGCGCGGCGACAACTCGAGTTCGCGGTAGGCCGTATCGACCAGGCCAATGGCGTTTTCCGCAATGCAATAGCTGCTGATCGGTTGCGAGCGCGTTTGCAAGCCCCGAAAGCCCCGCCGGGGGGCATCGAGCATGGGTTGCTCGTCCACGAACAGCCCGCCGGTGCCAAAGTAGACATAGGACAAGAGCATCTCATGCACGGCGTTGGGCGCCATCGAGGCATTGAGATGTTCGAGCATGATTTGCGAGCAGGCGTCGAGCCATTCTTTCGTCTCCAGGCTCCACGTCACTTTCTGCTCGGCCATGCGCAGGCCAAACCAGCGGGTGGCAAAGTTGGTGACGCCCGCGTTGATGTGGCCGGTTAAGAGCTGCCCGGCCTGCAGCGCGGTGCCATCATAGAGTCGTTGCGTGCGTTGCGTGCCCGGGGTGCGCACGCTCACAATGTCGTTCGCCGCTGGCACCCTGGTGTCCGCAATCGCCTGCCAGGTGGGCTCCCAGCTCAGGCGCTGCGTTTTGAGCGTGGCATACTCCCGCAAGCAGTGCTCGACCCGTGCGTCCGTGCCGGTCTCGGCCATGGGTTAGGTCCCCAGGAGGGTTTTGCGGCTGACGTTGCGCCCGGGCGTCACCACCCCGAGCGGTGAGGTATAGACGGTCTGCTCGCGCCCGGTGCGCCGCGTCTGGCTTTTCGCCTGCGCCTGCGCCTGGTCAGCGGGCGCGCTCACGGTCTGGGCCAGCGGCGGCAGGGGCGGCGGCGGTGGCGGCGGGGTGGCCGGTGGCACCTGCGGCATGGACGGCGCGCCGCCAAAGTCATCGAACATGGTCAGCTCCTTTGCGCGTGGCATAGCGCCACGACGACGCCATGACGGTCAGTTCATGATCGAGGCGTGCGGCCCGGCAGTGCGCCCACCACCAGGCAAGCCAGCCCCCGACCAGCAGGCCATACCACCCGAGCCAGAGGAGCCAGTCCCAGAGCACACCCAGCATAGTGTCACCCCGTGCGCCGGGTGGCTAAGGTTTTGCCCCGGGTGTGACTGAAATCTTCCAGCTGGGCCTCACTCATCGAACCCATCGACTCCACCACCTTCCGCAGGCCAGACGGGAGATCGCGTTTCTTGATCTTGCCATGGCGGACGGCGCGCGCCACTTGCGCGCTGTGGGCCTGCCTGGCGCTTTCAGCGGGCATACGCACCTCCGGTAAGCGGGTCAAAGTGACTGCCATGCGCCACCTGCGCCACCGTGCCGCGCTGGCGCCGGCGGGCTTCGTAGGCCCCGAGGCGATCCACACTGAGCGCCAGATAGCGCAGGGCGTCTGCCCCATGGCTCGCCCAGTTATGCAGCGGCGCATCGCGAAAGGCGCGTAATTCTTCGTCCCACGCATGGCGGTAATTGCGCAAGGCTTCAATCCCCTGATGACAGCGCTCGGCCTCGAACACACAGCGCGGCAACAGCAAGCGGGTGGCGGTAATGCCATCAATCAGCGGCACCTGCGCCACCACCTCTATCTGCCCGGGGAGGAGCGTCCGAGCCGCCTCCAGGCGGGAGCGTCCGCTGGTAAACTCACGCACGTCCACGTCATGCGGGAGAAAGTGACAGGCATAGCTGTAGGGCTTGTCCTTGAGCACTTTGGCGTAGTGGGGCAACCCTTCGCCACTGTGTTCATAGTAGTCGATCAGACGGATTTCACGCCCCACACACTGCGCAAACCAGATGGCCGTACTATCGTCCACCCCCAGATCCCAGCTGGTATAGACCTCGTAGAGCGGATCATACGGCACGCGCGTACAGCGGTGCTCCTGATCAATCCGGCGAAACTCGCTGGCATAGTACGCCCCCGGAATGGCCGCCATCCAGGAACATTCAAATTCCTGTTCATACTCTTCCTGGGTCATCTGCGACCGGGCGCTCGCAAGCTCACTGGGGAGAATCACCCCGGTGTCACTGGCACGGTAGAGCGCCGTATGCCAGTCTCCGGTCTCGGACGGGGCTTGGGTATAGAGATCATAGAAATGGTTGCGGCCCCACGGCGTGCCAATCCAGATGGCCCAGCCCTGCCGGTCGGCTAAGGACGGACGCACGATTTCCCGCCACACGCGCGGGACCATCTGCGCATACTCATCGAAGACCACGCCGTCCAGGTAGATACCCCGCAAGGCGTCCGGGTTATCGGCCCCTAAGAGTTGCAGGCGGGCGCCATTGGGGAGATCCAGCCGCAGTTCCGCTTCATTGGTGGTGGTGTCGGGGAGCTGGCGCGCCAGGCGCTTGCAGTAATCCCAGGCAATGGCCTTGGCTTGCTTGTAGAGCGGGGCGATATAGGCGTAGCGGGGTTGCGGACGGGGATTTTCCAGGGCGTCCTTGAGGAGCAGGCAGAGCGTAAGCACCGACTTGCCGAAGCGGCGATGGCAGACCCAGACGTTGAAGCGCTTGCGGGCCTGGGCCAGGTCCCGCTGAAGCGGGCGCAAGCGCGGCAGGCGAATGGTGACGGTCTGCGAGGCCACTAATCAAGCTCCACCTGATAGACCGTCAGCGGATGCTCGGCATCCCCACGCAGGGTAACGCTCGAGAGCTTGGGCAGCAGATAGGTCGCCAGTTCTTTGGCGCAGGAGACGGCCAGGCGGGCGTCGTCGGTGGTCGCCATGGTTTCCACCATCACCTCATACGGATTGGCTTTATGCCCGAGGGCGCATTGCTGCTGGATATAGGTCCAGAGGTTCTCGCGGGATTCGACACGGACCTTCGTCCGGCTGCCCACGGGTCTCCCGGCACCGTTGCGTCTCCCCCCTCGTGCCATCCGTGTGTGATTACCGTTTGATTATTAATCAAGAGTGGCGCTGTCCTTGTTGGGAAAAGGAAGCATACCACATGGCCACTTGTCAAGGAGAAACCAGCGGCAGGGGCACAGGGCTACGCCGCGTGGGCGTCCTCGTCGTCAGTTGCGGCGTGTGTGCGCCCTAATAAATAATCCGTACTCACGCCAAGCGTATCCGCCAGGGCTTCCAACGTCTCGATCGTAATGCCGGGAAATTCTCCACGCTCCAGACGAGAAACATACGCCTGGTCTTTGCCAATTTTTGCGCCCAACTCGCGCTGCGACATACGGGTAGCAAGACGTTTCATGCGTATGCGATCACCTTGTAGCATCGGCATCTCCTCTCTTGTATACTACAAATGTATATTATAGCATTTTATATGTCAATATGTGCTTGACAATGCGAGAGTGAAGATGTATATTTCTACATAGAGCGCGGCGATGGTCGCCGCAGCGAGAGGAAAGGATGACGGATGGATGAAGACCGCTTGACGCGCATCCTGGACCAGTTGACGCAGCTGGCCGTCATGCAACAAGCCTTCAATGCCCAGCAAGTGAGCATCAATACGCAACTGGTGGCGTCCTTAAGCCGCATCGAAGCCCGCTTGCAGTCGATGGACGAGACCTTGAAGGGGCTGCTGCCCCAGCGCCGCACGAACGGCGGCACGCAGACCACCTAGACGCAACAACGCCTTCCAGAGTTCACCCCGCAAAGGCTCTCTGGAAGGCGAAAGTAAACCCCCACTAGTGGGCAGGAGATTACGATGTCAACTGTACCAGCAATCGGCAGCCATGTGCAAATCAGTGCCTATGACTTTGAGACGGGGCAGACCACCTATAATGCCCCGGCGATGACCCAGGCGCAACACTGGCAGGTCGCCATTTCCCAGGCCGCCGAAGCGGCGCGGAAACGCTTTCCGCACTCCAATGACCGCATCGAGCGGGCCTACGAGTTGGTGCACGCCGGCAAAGTGGTGCTGCATCCCCAGACCAGAACGGCCACGGTGACGTCGAGCGATGGCACGAAGGCGTACACGGTGAACGGCACCTGCGAGTGTCCCGACGTCATGCGAGCGCCTGAATCGTTCTGCAAACACGCGCTGGCTGTCGCCATCCTGAAGAAAGCCACGGCGCTGGTGCGGGAGTTTCAGCGGGCCACAGCCCCGGTCGTGGTGCACCCCGAGGCGATGGACCCCGAGGCGGTCGAGGCAGAGACCATCCCGGTCACCATGCCGGTGCAGACGATGCCCCAGATGCCTGCGTGCCCCGAGTTTGCGGCGGCAGTCGCCCAGGCCGAGGTGGAGCCAGACGCCCCGCGTATCCCCCGCGAGTTCCTCTACGACCGCAAGGGCGTCACGGCCATCCGCTGGGGGGGACTCCTGCACATGGCGCATGAGGCCGGGCTGTATAGCCTGAAGGTCGATGTGGTGACGGTCACGGCGGACTTTGCGCTGATGCGGGCCACAGCGAAGTTCAATGACGGGGGGGAGTGGAGCGACATTGGGGACGCCACGCCGGCCAACGTCGGGCGAGAGATTGCCCCGGCCTTTATCCGGATGGCCTCCACCAGGGCCATGGCGCGAGTGTTGCGCGTGGCC